TACGCATATGGGTAATTGACAGCTCGCGCATGTTCTTTTCATTGAATAGCAAATCGAAGATTTGCTTAGATAAATGTCGCCAATCGGAAACACCGAGACGGCAGAAAGGAAGCACCATGCCAAAAGGAATCACCAATCCCCAACGCAAGAACGGCAAGGCTTGGAAGAAGAAGCCAAAAGTCCAACGCAAGACAGGCAAGACAATCGGAGGCTACTCGCTACTCAAACTCGTAAAGCGAGCAGACAAACGCGCACCATTCACAGGTAACGCAATCAGATAGCACATCGAAGATGTGCTTAAAAGATAGACCGCTAGTCGGAGATACCGACGGCAGAAGGGAAACACCATGAGAAAAGTAGCAACCCAAACCCTCAGCGCCACAGTCAAGAACGGCGTTGTTCATGTAAGCAAGGCGGATGACAAGCGAGTATTCGCGAAAGTCCGTATCACCACCAACACCGCCAAATCTTCAAAGAAGATTCAGGCAATCCTTGACTCGTTCAAGGCATACCCCAACTTCGTAACACTCTTAGGCGAGATTCAGAAAGTCGAGCCAAAGGCTTACCTCACACTTAAGGGAGGCGTATCAGCATGAGTGAGGACACCACACTCTCCATCATAATGCTTTGCCTATTGGCAATGACATTCATAACTGGAGCCCTTATGGGCTCATTACGTCGCGACACCGAGTGGCGCAGGTTCTTAGCAGAACAGAGTTCTGCTGATGATACTCATTGGGACACGACAATTCGTGAAACCGAGTCGAAATCCATATGGAACGACTAGACCAAGCAACGACAGAGGCAGTCATCACCTGCGGTGACTGCCTGCGTCCCGAATGTAAAGGATGTGAATACTGATGATGGGTTATACAACCGACGACATTGACAAGTTCCAAGGAACTTTAATGAATGTCTACGCCAGTGGCGTATGTAATAGCAAGCAAGCCGAAGTCCTAAAAGAAATCAAAGATTTCTTTGATGGGCTACTAGTGGAAGGAAGAATCCAATGAGCAATTTTGACGCAAATGATTTCGCACATGACTGGCTATTGGTCATTGAAAATGACCATGAGTCATGGACACGTCTCGTAGATGATGTCAAGTCTATGGACTGTGACCGAATCGCAGTGACCACGTATCTCCGCGAAGAGTGGGATGTGCTGGTCGACCAAATGGCAAGCGCTGTCGAAGACAAGGTGTCAGATGTAGGCGCTTTACTGCTACGCCAGATGTTATTAACTGGCGACTATCCATTCCATCTCATTGCTAATCATGTGATTAGCAATATCAAAGAAACGGAGGTATAAACATGGGAGCAAGGGTGAATTTCGTGTTCACACAGTTTGAGAACTCACCAAAGGTGGTGCTGTATTCACACTGGGGCGAGACCACATGGGAGTATGACCTGGCTTGTGCTCTGTCTGTAGCAGAGCCACGTTGGGACGACCCTACTTATGGAACTCGTATCGTCATCTCCAATTTAATTGGAGAACAATGGAAGTCAGAGACTGGCTTCGGTATCTACGCAACCACAGACATGACAGATGCCTGGGACTTGTGCGTAGAGATTGACTTTGTCAATAAGACTGTTGACAGAGTTCCTTTTAATACATTCACAAAATATCAAATAGCGAAAGGAGAATACCAAAATGCCTAAGTATCTCGTATGGCAAAAGCGCGAGTTCATGTTCTACCAGGAGGTAGAAGCACCAAGCAAGAAGCAAGCAGTCGAGCTCGCGCTAGAGCAAGGTGACTGGGAACAAGACCAGAACTATGCCGAAATGTTCTACGAAGTAGAACCAATACCAAATGAACTACAACCTGAGGTCGATGACCTCATCAAATCAAAGGAGGAAAGCAATGCCTAATTGGGTAATGAACACGCTGTCTATCACTGGCACACCAGAGGTGATAGCACAGATGAAGGCGCAGTTATCTGCGCCATACGAAGTCAGTCACTACGACTGGCGTAGTGAAGAGATGGAAATTGTAAAGGTTGAACAACCTTTTAGTTTCTGGAACATCATCAAGCCAACAGACTTAGAGGCTTACTATGATGCGAAGGACAAGCCACAAACAGGAGCAGACCACTGGTATTCCTGGAACATCCGCAACTGGGGGACTAAGTGGGATGTCCGCGAAGTCCAAGCCAGCGAGTCACCCGAATCTTTAGGATTCGGATTCGATACCGCATGGGCTCCGCCAACCGAGGCAATCGACAAACTTGCTGAGCAATACCCAACCGCATCCATCGAGCTCGCATATACGGAAGAGCAAGGATGGGGTGGGGCTATTGAATGGGAAGATGGAACTGGTTGCGAAACCGATTCATATGAATATAAATGCTGGAACTGCGACGAGAAGTTTCAGTCATACGAAGAGGCAGAGTTCGACGAAGAGTCGGGCGAACATCTATGTAAGGAGGAAACACATGGGAAGTAACACATCGAAAGACCTAGCAGAGAATGTCATTGACATTCGCACATCAATCGCAATCCAGTTGCGAGGTAATCATTATCCGCCAGTCCCATTGTCCATGGTCGAGCCATGTATAGAAGCCATCTATGCCTGCTCGGACGAGGACTACGACAAACAGATAACACTCCCAGAGGGAGTGACATGGAAAGGCAAGACGACTGCGCCAGCATGGGCGATAGTCGAAGGACATCACCTAGAGCCTTGGCTGTAGCGCGTGTTCTTTTAGCACATCTTTAGATGTGCTGATAAATAGCAACGGCAAAACTCAACGAAAGGAGCAGTCATGCCGAAACTCAAGCGGTCACATGACCGCAAGGTAACCAACCTAGCAACGCCGAATGGCAAGCGGTCAGCAATCGCTAACACATTCGGTCTGCCTAGTGGCAAGCAATACTCATGCCCCTATGCCACCAGTATCTGCGAAAAGATTTGCTACGCAGGGAAACTGGAGAAGATGTATACCTCGGTTCGTGAAGTGTTACTTCACAACTGGAATGCCCTACGTGATGCCGATAGGTATGACATGTGGGCAATGCTCGACACCATGATTCTGGATTTCAAATCAGAATGCGACACCAAAGGTGTCGAGAAACTATTCCGTATCCATTGGGATGGCGACTTCTTCAACGACCAATACACATGGGCGTGGAAGGTAGTCATCGAGAACCATCCCGACATACAGTTCTGGGTGTACACACGTAACCCAGACGCAGCTCGTGCGTTACGAGATATTCCCAATCTCTCGCTGTATTACTCTGCAGATGCAGAGAACTGGGAGTTCGCACCGCAAGGTGTGAAGATTGCCTACCTCGCTGACACTTTCAGTGATGGTAAGCGAATCATACTAGCAATGACAGGTAAAGCGGGAGCCTCATGTCCCGAACAACTCAAGCGCATCCCACTCATCTCCGAAAAGGGTGGAGCCTGTGCGGTATGCCGTCTCTGTGTAGATGGTAAGTCCGACATTCGATTCAGTATCACCAAACGATAGGAGCAAACATATGGAAACAGAAACAGTAACAGGAACAGAGTCACCCAAATTATTGGTTGACGAAATCAAGGAACAGATAGCAACACTCGAAGCACAGGTCAGCACCCTGCGTGACACGCTAACTCGTGAACGTGGCAACGTTCGCACGTTATACACAAACATCAACGACGAGATTCAATCCAACGAGTTGGATGAGAACTCAACGCTCACCTATGGTGAGCTAAGCGAGCACCTAGAGAATGTCTTCGGCAACGCACTCTCATTCCTCAAAGAGTATGAGACACATATCGAGGTCAAGGTCAACGTGGTCGCTAAGTTCTGGGCTACGGATGACGCGTCAGCACGTGAAGTCGCAGAGTCAATCGAACTCAATATCGACGAAGATAACGTCGACTGGAGTGGTGATGGTCAAGATGAAATCACCGAGGTATATGTAGACGACACTCGCATCCGCAGTGTTGAAGAGCAATAGAAAGGAAGCACATGGCTGAATACTCAGAAGAGCAACTACGCAGAAAGAGTCACTTAGAAAATGGTGGCACTATTGCTAACTATGACCGCTCAATCAAGAGCACACCGAGACGAGGTGACCGCGTCGCAAACGGCGCGGTCATACTCGATATCAAGAAGACTGTAGGCGATGGATGGATTGTCCTCTGCCTATGGTCAGATGAATCACCTCATCACCCATTCATTACATGGTGGGCGTACTGGTCTGAGACAGGCGAGCTACGTACCAGCATGGGTCATTACTATGACCAACTCTCTCAGGCGATTGTTGACTTTGACAATCGTTCGTGAGATACTATCTCCCACACAACCACTAACGAAAGGAAACATAATGACACGCAGAACGTCAGCAAGTATTGCTGGCTCAGCAGTAACCGCAACATCCGCACAAGACGCAGCACAACAGGCTGGTCTTGACTGGCACGTATCACTCGCAGAACTGGAGGCTGTCTCCGTCAGCGATGATGGGGTTTCACGACTCCCTGTTCCAGACCGATTCGCCACCGTCCGTACCAACAAAGATGGTACGGAATCAGCACTCGGTGTTATCGGTACACGTTACAAGGTGTTCCAGAATGGAGAGATGTTCTCCGCACTGGACTCACTGGTCGATTCAGGCGAGGCAAGGTATGCCAACGCAGGTGAACTGCGTGGCGGTGCTCAAGTCTGGATGCTCTTGGAGTTACCAAGAGAGGTCAAGATAAAGGGTGACCCACATGCAGCGTACCTGCTAGCTCGTACCTCACATGATGGTTCATGCTCACTCGGCGTTACGCCAGTGGTCAACCGTCTCTTCTGCTCCAACCAAATCAGTGGCATCTTCCGTAAGGATTGCAAGTATTCCTTGCACCACACAACCAACTCTCGACTTAACGTCGAGCAGATGCGGAACATGCTCAACGTAATCTATACAGGTATAGAGACATACGAAACCATCGCCGACAAGTTACTCAACGAATCGGTAAACGATTGGCAAGTAGAAGGGTTCTTCCGCAGGATGTGGACGTTACCGTCTACCATCGAGCAGACTCCGTACAACAAACTCACCACTGGTGAGCGACGTACATACAACAGGGTGATGGACTCACGTCAAACTGCGTTCAACATCTACAAGCATGGCAGTACACAGGAGAACATCCGAGGTACTAAGTTCGGTGCGTTCCAAGCAATCGTCGAGTATCTCGACTGGAACTCACACAAGTCAGAGGTTACTCGTGCAGAGCGAGTCATCTCAGGTAAGTACGATAAACTCAAGAGCAAAGCTCTTGATGTAGTCCAACTAATAGGGAGGTAGTATGACCAACCCGCTAGAGAAATACCTAACCAAACACAAGCATGTATCTGTGCCACTCACTCCACGAGTGGCGCAGTACTTACTAAAAGCGCTCGACTACCTGCACATCTACTCAGTCAAGCACAATGAACCTGCTCTTGTAGAGCAGCCATTGCACAGCGAAGTTGAGGAGATGGTGGTCGATGTGATTGCATCCGCTCCAGAGGAGGATGATGATGGGAAAACTACGCAATAATCAAACACTAGAAACCAACCCAGCCACGCTCGCGGTGCAACCGAGAGCAGGCTGGTCTTGGTACTGCGGTTACCATGACACTGCTGGCTCAGGCGATGACAAGAGTGAGGTGCAGTTCATGGCAGGAGCACATATGCATTACCATCAGATAGATGGTGACGTGTGTGAACTTTACTATCGTAAACACAAAATAAAAAAGGAGGTAAGTTAGTATGGTTATCTATCTGGCTAGCGTAATTCTTATCTGCCCTTTCTGTAGGGCAGAGATTGAAAGACCTACAGAGAAGGAAGCAGAAGAGGCACTGGCTCAACACAAACAATACGTTAAGTGTGAGGCAGGATACTGATGCCACGTCTACGACCAACTGAAATCAAGTTAGTATCTAACTTACTTGACCCTGATAACACTAACTCCGAAAGTGCTACGGAACTTGCGGAAGAAATCATCGAGGCTCTTGATGAATCAAGAGGCAAGCGTGATTCTTACGTGCTCGTAGCACAGCTAGCGTCATGGGCTCCAGTCCAAGCGTTCGGCGGGTTTGGTACTAAGTTACAGGCAGAGAAATTCGTATCTAATCTTGCCTCCCCTGATGGGGGAGGCAAGGCTACGGTCTGCCGTCTGGAACTACCCGAAAATTTTTTACAACGGATAGGAGGTAAGTGATGTTACTAGAACTAATTATGCTCGTGCTCGGCGTTGCCGTCGGTTATTACCGAGGCAAGAAGGATGGCGAGGATGAGATGTACAGATTGTGTACAGGTGCTGACGAAGCACGTCGATTGTTCTATTCAGAGATATCTAAAAAAACTAAGTAGTACCACCAGGGGTGGGGGCTTGCGCCTCCGCCCCTTTTTCTTTACGCGCCTGCGTTTCCGAGTTTGCTTTAGTAATCCAATACAATTTATAGAACTCTTCGTCGAATGCAAATCTCTTCATGTGTTTTACTGTTGCACCAGTATGTACATGTAATGGAATCCCAGCCTCTTTCATCTTCATGAAGAACTGGATATCCTCACCGATGAATGTATCTTTTTCACCGTTAGTCTCATCCGTTGACTCCATAAAGAATGAGCAATCACCATGGAACTCACGCATCTTGTCAGCCACTGACCTGTGCATCAGAAGGAATCCGAACCCAGCATAATCAACCTTGAGTAAAGCATTCGGTGGCAGGGGATGTACATAACTCATCAAGTATTTATCACCTTCATGCGCCATGAAGATTGCAGGATACGGCTCCATGATTGAACTCTCCATCTGCTTGGAGATGAAGTAAGTTCCGCTAATAACAGGTCGCTCTTGTGGATGTCTAGCAGCCCAGACTTTATGCAAAGCATCGTTAGTTAAAACGATATCGCTATCCACCCAAAGTAACCAATCGAAGTTAGTTTTCTTGTGCCAGACATCGAAGGCGGTTTGACGCTGCCTACCTATTTGGTTACCTTGTACGCGCTGAGCACTGGTGATGGGTAGTCCTGCTGTTAACACTGTGTAGACAACACCCTCCATGAACTTACCATCGACTGTTCCATTGTCACACCAGCAGACCATTATCTGGTCTACTGGTGTGCTATTAACAGCTTTTGCTTTCTCGGTTCTTTTCCATGGATTTCCTGACTTACCCATTATGTTCCTTTTACTTTTTCTTTTTTCTAGTTACCGCTGCATTATCAACTAGGTTTGGATATGGACGACCCGCAGCTTTAGCACGAGCTCTGGCTGCTGTCTTCTGTGCTGGTGTCAACGGAGTTGACTTCTTCTTAGGATTAGCTGTCTTCCAAAAAGGTTTCTTCTTCATTAGTATGGTGTTACCCCTCCGAGATATTCTGATATATCTCTTAGTCCTTTGTTTATTATCTGCTCCACCCTTTGTGGAGAGATATCCCACTGTTTGGCAATCTCTGTAAGAGATTCGTCCTGACCGTACTTGGATTTTAATATGCTGTATGTACGTAAATCTAATTTAGACATGGCTCTATCTACATCCGCTAACATAGCCAGCAAGTTGTTTCCTTCATTCGGCTGTCTTTTCGCCCTGACTCCATGCACATTCGGGTCCATCACTTGGTTTGCCACTTGTGCATTATTGGAACCAAGAACTTTAATCAAAGTCTCAATCATAGCCAGACGATAAAAGTATTCATCACCCAGCTCATACCCAAGAGCCTTTGCTTTTTCTTTTCTGGCATACCGTTCGCCAGCCCTGCGAATGAATGTAGTAAATGCTTTATAACCCATCTTTTGTTCTATTGGATTGTCGCGGATTAGGTACTCAGCTACCTTGTCCTTACGTTTCCATGCATACTCATTCATTGCCTGTTTCAAATCGTCAAGCTCAACAAACTTATGATACTTTTTTGATATGTTCCAGGCTATGGTTGTGGTTATCTCAACAACCTGTTGCCAGACATCGTCAGTCTTGTACAGTTCAACCATTAGACTTCACTAAATATTCCGTTGCTCTCAATAGTAATACAATGTCATCACTAAACAAACCCAAGGCGCGATTGTGATTAGAGCATAACAAGCCCCGCACTTTGCCAGTCTTATGGTTGTGGTCTATATCAAGAGCTCTCTTAGATGGTGGCTCCTTACATATAGCGCAGACACCATCTTGCTCAAAGAGCATACGTTCGTAGTCCTTAACGTCAATACCATAGTGACGTATTCTTGAGATGCGGTTTTCCGCGTATGTTTTATTTCTGTTTCTTGGCATACTTAGCCCACACTCCACGCTCTACCATTAGTGCAATGATTGCGTAGTTCGCTAAGTCAATAAATGAATCTTCAAGCGATTCATTTTCTGGGGCTATAGTCTTTGTACTATAGATAAGATTCTTCAATCTCTCCAGCTTGTCGGACATACGCACCATCAGCCCATTGGTTGCGCCACCTGGCGCATGCCAGATGTTGTATGGACCATAGTCGATTTGTTTTTTTACTAAAATTTTTAATAGCTCGTCAAAAATTTTTTGTGCATCTTCTTCGAACTGTAAGATGGCTGTGTCTTCTGACATGGAGCTCCTATTCACTTAATGCCTTAACCAGTTTGGTTAACGCGTGAGCTCCTTGGTTGATAATTATACTATTGATATCACTGTCGGGCGGTAGCGACACACGGACAGCCTGAGGGATTGCATCCTGTAACCGTCGAGCTAAATCCTGCCCAGGGTTAGAGCCATCTTCCTTAACGTCATTATCAGTCGCTATAACAACGCGACCAATCCCATCAAAACAACGGCTAAAGTGAGGCTTCCAAGCATTAACGCCAGCCACAGCGACAGCAGGATGACCAACAAGAGTAGCACTAATCGCATCTATCTCTCCTTCCACTATTAAAACTTCATGTATTGCGTGGATAACTGCACTTACATTGTATAGGTGGTGCTTCTGACCAGTAGGAATCATGTACTTTGGTTCACTATCGTCAACGCGACGGAACTTAAATCCAACCACTCCAGCCTCGGTTATGTATGGGATAGACAAATGATTCTTCAATCTTTCCTCATGACCAGGTGCTGGGTCGACCACGTAACCGAGCATGAATCGCTCAGCTCCAGCAAGGATGCCACGCTTTTCTAAGTATGCTTCAGCTGGTGAACCAATAAGGTTAGCGTGATAGGTCTTAGCAGCCTTGGTCCATAAGTCTATGAGTTTTTGATTAGGCTTCACTTCTTCTCCTGCCTGTGTACCACAAAGGGAGGAGCAGTGTACACATCATTCTTTGCTGCAACTTGTAGCGCCTTCTTCCAGCCAGCGCCAGATGCGATAGCACCTATGGCATAGGAAGACCCTGAACCTAAGCCATAGATACCATCATCGCGTAGGAAGACTGAGTACGTATCATCTATTTCATAGATGGTTCCGTTCACAGCCATTAAAAATAAAAACTCATAATCTTCTGCCTTCTCATCATGAACAAAACCGTTATCTCGTAAGCACTCTCTCATATTGGGTATGACAGTTGTAATCATAAAATGGTAGATGTCTTTGGTATTAGCTGGAATAGTTGGTGGTTTCCATATATGTTGGACTATGTCACATGGCTGTGTAGTGCCAGCTCCAGCAATAAGGAACTTGCCTCGCTTTATAATCTTAGTTGTAATCGGATGGGCATACGGTCTGCCCTTCTCGGTTGTAGTTCTGCTGTCGGCTGCGATGACGCAGCCGTCAGCTTCTTGAATACCAATGATTGTAGTCATAATGTCGCCCTCAATCTTGGTGGAGTCCAGCGACTCTTAGACTTACGTTTCCTCGTCGGGGCTTGACTCTTTGACTCCTTGCCAATGTTCTTCTCTGCCCATTTGCGAGCTTCTGGGTACGCCAAGTTTTCGCGAGCCATGACAATCTGTATACCAGCGCCACGTCCGTTACACGCATAGCATACCCAGACACCCTTCTCCGAGTTAACCGAGGCAGACTTACGTGAGTCATCATGTACAGGACAGTGAATGGATTTGTCCCCACCTAACGGTAGGTCTAATCCGTAATGACTAAAGACTGCCTCAAGGAACTCAGACTGATTCATTTATTAATACCAATTCCTTTCCTGGTGGAACCTGTACGCCCCGCACCAAGTTTCATAACGATGTAGCACATACTTGTGTGCTTCTTCGGTCTGTTTGAGTAATGACCATTCGGGTTTACCCCAAAGTAATTGCCATACTCCACGTGCTCCACTCGATTTATTGAATGAGTTCACGTTGTATCGGCTCTCCTTGTACGCTATTTGTAGCGCACACTGAACCTCGCGCTCGTTGATAGTAAACTGTGATATCGCGAACCTTACTCGGTCCTTCTTGTCCGTGATAACGGACAACTGTTTCTCGATTGTAAGTGTTGGCGATATGGCTTGGGCTGGTGTTGCCAAAGGCAACAGCACTCCAAACAGTATTACTAGTATTAACCGCATAGTTACCTCTTTTCATTTTGTGATGCACTGTCACTGCTTCACTGATGTCCATTGTAACCTGCCTGTTTAAGCAGATTCACCCAGAGCTCTGCGGTCATGACCGCGTATGACTCTGAGATATTAGATGTGCCACGCTTTTTGATGAGGACAACACCTGTCTCTGCATCTGCGTGTATCATTTCATCCTCTAGCTCTTGTAAGTAGCCAGGAATATTAAACTTCTTTTCATTCTTACATTCAATAACCACACCATTGATACCGTCAATATCACCGACATCGTCGTGTCGACCCGCACCGTAAGCTCGCTCCGCACATGAGTAGCCCATAGAGATTAGCCACTTGACTACGTCACGTTCGTACTGTGAACCTTTGCGCTTGGATGGCGTACTCATTACAGCTCAACTGATAGCCAGATTATTCCAAGGTCTAAGTTGATTGAGTAGCGGTCAACTGAGAATCCAAGAGCCAACCTCTTGAAGTTGTATCCGATACAAATATAAATCTTGCCAAGTCTGAGGTGCTTGCTTGCAAATAGTGTCATATAAAATCCTTCAATAATATTTCTTGTAACACAATCTTTCTCCTTCTCCTTAATTGTTTACGTTCTAGCGGGGTGGTTCCACCCCACATGCCGTGAGACTCGTGACGCACTGCCCATTCTAGGCACTGCTCACTGACCCCACACCCTGAGCATACCGTACGAGCTAACTTGTAATCACCAACATCGCTAACATCTGGGAAAAAAATTTCTACGCCAATTTGCCTACACAACCCATTAGATAGATTTGGAAAGTTCATCTCAACTCCCTTGTTACCGTAAGTAAATCTTCGACTGTAATCAAAAAACCTTTGCTTCTATTCGGGGGAATCTCACAAGTAACCTCACGACCAAACTTTTTTACTGCGTGGTTAACGTGCTCTGTTGGAATCATCACTACACCTTTCTCAAGAACAAAAGCCCAATACTCAGCTTTAGTAACTGACAGTCCTGAAGGCTCCCAAGATTCGGACGAGAGATACCAGCATTCTACTTCTACGTAAACATTATTTGTAGACCACCACTTACGGTCACGCTTGACTTCGACAGTCTTACCTTGGGTAAGAAGTTGCTCTACTAAATTCTCACCTCCCTTGCCGTAATTAAAATCTAAATCAAAACTAGAATTTTTTATTTCCATTCACTTACAGTCCGAGCTCTATGTAAATCTGACGATGTGTTATATAGAATCATTTTACTAGCCTCAGCTGCAAGAGTTACATACTCTTCTGCATTCGGGTCTGCTTTACCATGACGGTTCTTTACAACCGCAACGCGATAAGCATTGGCTATGCTATCCAGCGCCACAGACAAAACCAATTCTGGTAGGGCTGCAACCTTGCCCATCAGGGCTTTGCGTGGCGCTGGATAATTTGGCTTACTCATTTTTTCATTCTCAGATACATGGTGCAAAACGATGAAAGCGGTTTCATATTCACGCGCCATGTAATGAAAGGCGGACATAGCGTCGCGTAACGCAGTCCATTCATTGTCGCTACTTGAAGCGACGTTCATTAAGTTATCTACATATACAGCTGTAGGGGCAGAGCCATGAAGTTCTATCCAGGCTTCTATCTCCTCCTCAATATCTTGAAGAGAAGGCGCTGGGTCGAAGCTGAATCGAATATGACCTGCCCCTTCAGACAGTGCGTCTTCGAGAAGAACGCTAGCTTCTGAATCCATAATCCGCTCAATATCAGTAACAACTTTATTCATGATGATTGCGCCAGCACGTGTTGCAATCGTACGTGAATCAGAGTCTGCTGATATGTACAGACCAGGGACTTTTGAAACTATGGCGTACCATAATGCAAGTAGGGTCTTACCGCCTCCAGGTTGCCCTGCAATCAAATGCAGTTGAGCCTGTCGAAAGGAGACAGAACAGGCAGTAAGTTGTGGAAGTAACTCTGGCAATTTCTTACCAGCTGGTGATTCCACACCCACTACTTGCAATAAGGAACGCATGCTTAGGCTTTAGTCCAGATTGTTTCTGCTTCGGCGACACCAGGCTTAAAGGGTTTTGGTCCTTTGGATGGGTCAAACCAACCAACATAGGATTTGCCTGCCTTTGAGATACCCTTTTTCTTGGCGTATTTACCGCGACCATCTGGTAGTTGAGGCGCATCTGGATGTCCATATGTCCATTCATTACCGTATTTATCTTTAACAACCTCGATTGAATCGGGTGTTGTTGTAACAGACACTGGCTGCATGCCAGCATCTTGTATGGTTTGTATCGCTTTGTCTAAGCTGGTTTGCCCAGCACGACTTAGCAACTGCATCTGCAAGTCATTCGCCGAAGCGATTGCTAGTGATGCTGCTTGGAGATTGGCATTGAACTCTTGGATAGTGTTACCTCGGACGGTAAACAGGTCCTGTCCATTGAGTTTGCCAGTATATGAAAACATAGACTCAGTCATCTAGTTTTCCTTTCTTTCCCCTTTATTGTAGGTATTTGCAAAGGGAAATCTTTTGAACCCATAGCTGGGCATTTATCTTGGAACGAACACATCTTACAATTCTCACCAACCGATGGTGGGAACCAAGCTTTTGCGATGCTTTCGTTCATGGCACTAAAAACATATTCGAAATAATCTATTGTCAAATGTGATAAATCCATAAGGTCATCAAGTTGACCTTGACGTGTCATGAAAAAAGCGCCCCACTTAGGGCGAATGTTATACATCCGTTCAATACCAGAGGCGTATAGCCCTGCTTGAATCATGCCAAATGGTGTCCTAGCACCAGTCTTATAGTCAACGATTACCAAGTCTTCCCCTACTTGGTAAACAGCATCTACGACAAAGCGGACAGGTGTGCCTCCGAAATGCACACTTGCATCCCACTCGATACCAGGACGACCATCAGGCATGGTGGCGATTTTCCACCCAGATTGCGTATACCACTTGTGGTATGCCTCAACCTGGCGCAGTCCATCGTCTTGCCAGAAAGACAAGTCCTCTCCATCTGGTCGAGCTATGGTCTTGCGACCACTGGTCTTCCATTCGGTAGAAGGTATACCTGTCTGTTCTTCGGAAATTCTAACGGCTTCATTAAATACGTCAAGCCACTTCTCAGCTAAACTCATCGTAGTCCCCTGGCTTAAAATTTGGGTCGTCTATCGGTGTAGGCGTGGTCATCGGTGAACCACACATGGCGCAGAAACTGTCAGTAAACCACATGACCAATTGGTAATCTTCGAACACGGCTCTAATAATCTGGATGTTGGAACCACAATTGATACATTCATTACTGGGTATACCCCTTTGATTAATTAGACTTTTGCTGTTTATAGAACTCACGATTCAACCATTCCAACATGGAGTGAACAGCAGAACCAGCAGCCAAATAAACCGCAGGTTTTTCTGGGACCATAGCTACTTTACTGAGGTAGTATTTTTGAGGGCAAGATTGCCAAGTGGTTAACTGGCTGTATGACCTATGTGGGGGAAGCTCATGCATTTTCATACGATATCCTTTCTGATTCAATTACCAAGTAAGACACGCCGTTTGTTTTTTAACCAAGTCCGTGATAAGTTTGAGGGGTGGTGGGCGGGAAAGGCTCGCCAAAGGGCGAGCCGATGAAAGAATTAGAGAAGTTCATAGAGAAGATTGAAGATGCGAAGACGCATCTTCCAAAGGGACACAAGGATTATGAATGGATGGATGGGTTTAACACTGGGTTAGACTGGGCTATCCGAATACTAAAGAAAGATAAGAGCGCATACTGATGTATCCAAATTGGTTTGACATGACATATGCAAGAGAGAACTTTGAAAGATATGCACCACGTCGAAAGAAGATGTCCTGCCTTCAGGTAGGTGTCTACACAGGTGATGCAACCAAGTGGATGGTGGAGAACATGCTGACCGCAGATGGGTCTGTGCTATTTGATGTAGATACATGGGAAGGGTCAGAAGAACCAGTACATAAGAACATGGATTGGTCAGATGTATATGCCACCTATACAGAAAAAAATAAAGAAGCGATAGCTTCTGGAAAAGTCCTTCCAAGAATAACAACTAGCGATAAGTTCTTTGCCACACGTCCAAATGAAGAGTTTGATTTTATTTATATCGATGGTGACCATACTGCATTCGGTGTTGTCAGAGACATAACAAATGCTTACCGAGTATTAAAAGTCGGTGGCATACTGGCACTAGATGATTACACATGGAGTCTGAACCAAGGTGAGTTCTATGACCCTAAGCCAGCGATTGATTGGTTCATTAATGTATCTGGTGACCGATTAGAAAAAATAGTTCTCAATGGTCAAGGTTGGTTTAAGAAACTAAAATGAAAAAGAGGGGGAACCATTTCTGATTCCCCCTCTTTTATTGCTCCCTACCATTCAGGTGGAGCTACTGCGAGCGCATCCAGCGTGGCTAGGTTGATGCACCCGACTGCTGGGATGGAAAGCGTATGCTGCAAACCCTTTAGAACTTCAGCCAGGGGAGCATCGAGCACATCATCTCCAGCGATATTGAGCGCCAGTCTTACCGCATTGACCAACGGATGGCGCTCCCCTGGACTAACCAGGGATATTAGTTTGTTCTGTTCCATTATGTAATTGGAACCTCAGTGTCAATTGTTTGTAATTGAACTGTTAAGATTCCTCCGAATCCTGATGCAAATGTGGGTGGCGCAATCTGTTCAAACTGGATAGCACGGATTGTACAGACACGCTCTTCTCCCGAAGAAAAGTCTTGGAATAATACCGCTCCTCCATTTTGCTCAATACGCTCAAGATAGTTGATACGTTCCCAGGGAATAGACACTTTTGTGACTCCGTTGACATCTCTTTCCTCCTCATAGCAAAGCAATGGAATTGTTAACGTTCTTGACCGAAGCGGTGCTGGTAATGCACGGCATTGCCACTCTTCAACCGTTGGTCCAACAGAGGAAGCGCTTGTGCTTCGACTCAACGTCAGTAAAACTTCAAAATGGTCTGCGGGGGCTAGACCTGCGGACAACTGGAACTCCGTTAAACCAGTTAATGGTATCGAATCAATTTGCGTAGTGTTAAGAGTTTGGTCGTATACAGAAAAACCAATAGTTCCACCTGTTCCCTCAGCTCTTACTGCTAAAGATACTGGTTGTTTTTTCTCTGCAGTACCCCAACGAATCCATCCAGATTTTACCGTGCCAGATGTTGCAAGCTCGGTTTCGTGTTCTATCCAAACACCAGATGCTCCAACTATAAACTTCCGACCTGTTGTACCAAGAAATGAAACACCCTCTACCGTAGATGAATCTGTTTCTAAGTCAGCAGCGTAAGCGTAACCATTGTCCACTTCTTGACCAAGGTCAATTCGCCATAAACCTTTTTTAGAATTAATATCCTTAGACCTTGTAGCAAAAACATATCTGCTGGTAAAAGCAATATCTTTAACTTCTCCAGAAACATTTAATGGACCATAAGAAAAAGATGTTCCATCGGAATTTTGTTCTCCAATACGTACGCCCTGTGTTGTAGCCATAACTACGTATTCGTTTAGATAGGTACGAACTTGGTTAAGTGTCTCACCCCTTGGAAGTTCAGCAATAACTATGGGGTCTTTTATTGCAGCTAATGGTGAAGTCTCGTCAATTGAAAAAGATAATACACGGCTTACAGCGCCAAGTGTGTAGCCAACAATAATTGCACTATTAAGTTCTCCGATAGAATTATACACAAGGTTAGAGTCTTTAAACGTGTAACGTTCTTCAGTGTTTCCGATTGTAACTGGCGCAGAAGCTGGAAACCTTGATAACTCATAAACAACGCAAGCGGTTGTATCTTCCTTAGCCCCTATTACAATACGGTCTTTTACAAAGCCAATTGCCTGTATGGTAAACGTTGTCACACCGTTAGGCTTTGACCAAATTTTAGAAACCACCATTGAGGTACTGACGGTGTAGACACCATCACTACCCCCAACAATTGCGCTACTTCCATCGCTAGTTAGGACGTGTGCTGTGATAGATGTAGATAACGAAGTAGAGGTAGATGTATTGCTTGAGCTGTTATAGTAAAAAACATTACCACCTTGGATATAAAAAGCACCGCCAGTAGTGGTAGCAGGCTTAGCGGTAATTGCGGTTGTTGAAAAGTTTGTTGTTGCTGGTAATAAACTGATAGCACCAGTGTTTGTAAATACGTCTATGTTATTAGATTCGTAAAATCTAAACTGGTCGGATGCGTCAGCATCATAGTAACGCTCGCCAGCACCATGATGCCAGGACGTGGCAGACCGAAGCCACCAGTTAGACAAGGAGTTTTCACCAGCAGATGCGCCTTGGTCAATACGTTCTTTTTGGTAAGTCGTGGTAATACGACTTACTTTATTTTCGTCAGACGCTGCCGAAAGCCATGGTGTATTACCAATAGCATAACTTGCAGCAAAATCTTCACGATTATATTTAACAAGCGCAGTGGGGATTGCTTGGCTAAGAATAATCGGTAGGTCGCCAACAAGTTCCTTGTTGTTTGTAGCCACGAGTTACCTCTACTTCTTATTGATTGGACAATTTGGACAGCAGCAATAATGGTGCGTCTTTGGCGCAGGTACTGGTTTCTTATCTGGCAATACAGCAATTGCAGCTTTGATGCGGTTCTTTAACTTGGGTTCGTTTAACCACCAGAACCAAGGACTAGTATCGTCACCGTGACCATCGTTAATAGAAATGTGTAAATGTTTTGTGTGCGGGTTGCTACCAGTATAAGAGCGATTTCCAAGGCGAGCCTTGTCTTTCGACCAAATTTTTTTGTTAAAAATAAGGTACTTAACTCGCTTATCTTCTTTAAGCTTTTCAAATATTTCACTACAGTCAACCCCACTATCGGGGTCATGGGTGAGGTCTACTGCTAGCCCAGTATTGTGGTCCGAAGTTGGGCTCGCTTTCAGGTGAGCTGCACTTGGCAACAATCCGTCCGACAACTTCTTTCGCTTCGGCGACAATGCTGTCGCCTGACGAAGAACAGCAATAGCAGCAGGAGTGGCTTTCTTGGCAACAACTATTTTCATTCATTGCCTTCCTTCCTTGTTATTATCTCATAATGAAAAGCGTTAGAGTCTTCTGTACTCCATTTCTTCTTATCTTCAACATCCCATTTATATTCGTTAATAATCCTATGTATCAGCGGATTGCCATACTTGACAGTATAGGACGGTTCAAATACAAAAATTCTATTGTTAGGCTGGATGGCATAGTTGCCATCATCTCGTTCTATTACATGACCGCATTTATGTTCATCAGGTGTTTCGGAGTATCCATCATCTAGCCTGTTGCTATCAGAGTTATGCCAGTCAAGGGTGAATAGATACTTGCCGTTGACCTTGGTCTTGTTCCTATCCACATAGTGCAGGCTTAAGTTGGTTAGGTTAGCGAACTTGGTTACGGTTATAAAAGGGCTGAAAGAGTTCCATAGGACTAGGTTGTATAGGCTCTCTTGCGGTACACCAGGTGTCTTACAGAACGCATTAATAGGCATACGCCACCATAGCCCGCCATCTTCCATCATGAAATGAAACAATGGGCTTCTGTTTTGCACACTGCTTACCCCAAATATTACACAAGGAAAGTATTGGTCAAAGCTATCTTTCTGATTACGCAGGAAGTTACCTCTGACAAAACAATCTATTGGCGGAATGTTAGCATTTAACTCAGGCATTTATTTTCTAATTGCTTCTTTAACCAATTCGGTAAGTAACTCTACCTTCTGTTCTAATAGGTCAACTTTATCTCGAAGGGATGTACCGCCATTAGCTTTGAGTTCAGTAAGATAGTGTTTGACTAACCAACGAACTGAGCCAGCAAAGCTGGCGACTATTGTGGTAACCGCTACCGCGATACCAGCCCATTCGTTGGTACTCATTATTCTGTCTTACCGAACGCTGAATCGGATGTATCTAAAGCACGGAGCACGACGGGCAGCACTGCCACGACTCCCGCTGTGAAGATTGCTTTGAGTCCTGCTGTATCAAGAGTGAAGATATCCCCACCAGTAGCAGTAAAGGCAGCAAGGCAAGCACCGATAAAATGGCGGACATAGCTTTTAACAGCTGCAAAAGTTTTTTCATTCATTTATTTCTCCTTTAGTTTTCAGAAGGTATTTCTATTTCTACTTGAACCCACTCTTGATTTATTTCAGACCATATACGGTCGTAGCCTTCAATATAATCTGGAGCAGGAAATGGTGCATCCCAAATAAATGTTTTATAATTTAACTTCCAAGAAGGATATGGTTTAGGTGGAATAAAAGCATCAAAATCTGGGTCGTATATATAATCCTTACCAGCATAATGTTTTCTTTTATTTCCATTGTATGAAGTTTGAACCCACTTTGTATTTTCACCATAAAGTGATTTACAAAAGGCAATACCTTTGGATTCTGACTCAACTCCATCTTCTAAAAGTTCATTATTATGAACAACAATAACTTGAGTTACTTTATTGTTTTCGTTTAATTGTGCAAAATGTGCCATTAGTAGGTTATACTCCCGCTTCCTGTAAATTTGTAGATGTGGTATGAACCTGATGTAGTATAGGTTGGAGAACCTGTAGTAGATGCTGCTTGTTGGGTTGCACGAATAATAACTACTCCTGAACCGCCTGCTCCAGATGTTGCATTCTGAAGAGTTATTTGGTCATTTCGGCAAATTGCTCCACCGCCACCACCAAGATTTGTCCCTCCGTTATTACCTGTTGTAACATCACCAGCAAGACCAGCGCCACCACCACCAGTACCACCGCCAGCAGCAGGCGTTGTTGATGCTCCGTGACAAGCACCACCACCACCTCCAGCATAAGTTACAGAAGAACCAGTAATAGACACTGCAACACCATTACCACCAGCAGTGCAAGTACCACCTGAAGTATTACTCCCAGCAGCACCAGCACCACCACCACCTGCTCCTGCACGAGCTAAGTTAGTGCCGCTTGCGGTACCATTTCCACCCGCATAGCCTTGATTAGCAGTTCCAGCGCCACCAGAAGGATTAGGAGGGTCACCAGCACCAGCACCACCGCCTGAACCGCCAGAAGATGCAGCATTAACTTGGCTATATTGCCCACCCTGTGCTCCACCGCCACCAGTTGAAGTTATAGTAGTAAGACCAGACCCAGATATTGAAGAATTGTTGCCAGAATTAGCAAGAACTCCGCTTTCGGTTGCAGCAGTAGTTGTCTGTGCAGAACCACCACCGCCAACTGTTACCGTATAGGTAGTTCCTAAATTTAAAGTAAGTGCTGATTCTACAGAACCACCACCTCCAGTTGCAGTTACTGTTGACCTTAAGCCACCAGCACCTCCGCCACCAACACCAGTTCTTGCAATCCTAGATGCTCCAGCACCGCCACCTGCAACTACTAAATAATCAACACCAAATACAGTGCTAGGCATAGTTGCACTATTTGTTGCATTTGAGTCAGCAGAAGTTCCATTAGCGTTAGTTGCTTTTACCTTAAATGTATATGAAGCACCAGCAGTTAATTGACCTTGTGTAAATGTATATGATGTAGAACTTGTAGTTGCTGCTGTACGAGGGGTTTCAGCAGTAACTCCGTTAAGAAATGGAGTGATAGTTATAGATGTAAGATTTTTACCGCCATTATTTCCATTAGTCCAAGTTACTGTTACTTCACTGGCAGAAGCTGATGCTGTTGCAGTACCGATAGTTCTTACTTCGGGCAATGTTGTTGGAGTTACTGGAGCAGCATTTGCTGTATTAACAGTAGTTCCAAAGTTATTTTGAGCATTACCATAAACGGTATAAGCAGTTCCTGGGGTGAGACCAGTAATAGTTACTGTTGTAGATGAACTTGATGCACTATTTCCACCAGCGGTTGTATAAGCATTATACTGATTAGGGGTTCCACCACCGCTACCTTGTGTAAATACAACAGATAGTTTTCCAGCAGTAGCTGTATAAGCATCACCAGTTGAAGCATCAGTTGGTGTTGCAATAGTAGGTGTTGAAGGTGGGGCAGATACTGCTACAAATGTAGTTCCATTGAAAATCTCAAGGATTTCAAGTTGACCGTTATAGTAGGTATCTCCGATTACAGGGTTAGTTGGGCGACCAGCAGTATTGCCTGATGGTATGCCACCTTTAAAGGGATATTGTTGGAATGGCATTAGGCAATCTCCACTCCGCTAATATGAAAGTTGACACCAGTTGTTGAAGCAAATCCAGTAATAGTCTTTGCTGGGTTGGCAGCGGGTATAACCTGCTTCATATCAAACCCAACTACAGAGTTGGCATCTACCTTGATTGTCGGTACAACTACTACGCCGTCGATTGCGATAGTCGCAGTCGACTGAGAAGTTGCAGTATTGGCAATAACTATATTAGTTACTACCGCCAGTGTGCTCGTATTAGGAGCTGTGTATAGTGTTGCGCTAGATGTCGCTGCTGCGGTTCTAGCCAACACTTTAGTTGTCGTAGCCATTAGTTACTACCTTTCTTAATACGCGCCCATGATGTTCATGAACGTTATGTTTATTTCTTTAGAGTCGGCATCAAGTGATGCATATGTTCCAGATATAAGTTTGGTAAATCCTTCTATTGTTGTAACTGTCGCGCCAGAATTTATAATAGTTGAACCAAGCGTTGGAGCGCTATAAGCATTAGCTGAATTAATAGGGCTCCATGTGGAACCAGTCCATACTGCCATAATGCCAGTTACTGAGTTGAAGTATAGAGCTCCAACAATAAGTGCGTTACCATCGTTATCTACAGATGGGTTGGATGTCTTGGTTCCAAGATACCTGTCATCAAATTGGTCATAAGTTGTTTCCGCACTTGAGGCAGAAGTTGCTGCCGAACTTGCTGAGGTGGCAGCTGATGATGCAGATGTTGCAGCATTAGCTGCACTAGTCACCGCCGTTGCTGCAGAATTAGATGCCGAAGTTGCGCTATTTGCAGCAGAAGTTGCCGATGTAGCAGCAGCGGTTGCACTATTAGCAGCGCTTGTAGCGCTAGTGTCTGCAGATGTTTGCGATGTTAATGCGCTAGATGCTGATGTTGCTGCCGAAGATGCGCTTGTTGCTGCACTGGTAGCAGATGTTGCTGCAGCAGAAGCTGAGTTGGCTGCTGAGGTTTGCGAGTTGGCTGCAGAAGTTGCTGATGTGGCTGCCGAACTCTGAGATGTAAGAGCAGATGAGGCAGACGTTGCAGCGGAAGAAGCGCTATTACTAGCTGAAGTAGCGGAAGTGGCTGCAGATGTTGCCGATGTCGCTGCTGCTGTTTGAGACGCTAAAGCAGAAGTGGCGCTGGTTGCTGCAGCTGTTTGGCTAGCAAGCGCTGATGTTGCACTTGTACCTGCAGACGTTGCGCTTGTTAAAGCGCTCGATGCGCTAGTAGCAGCAGAAGATGCTGAAGTTGCAGCCGATGTTGCTGAAGTAGAAGCTGCAACCGCAGAACCAAGAATGCTATCAACATAATTTTTAGGAGTAGCAGAAGAATCAACCATTCCAGCAGATGACAGACCAGTAATGGTTGCACTACTTATTGTGCCACCAGTAATTGTTGCAGTAGAAGTAAACGTACCACTGATTGTTGCACCAGCAATTGTTGGCGTATTAACTATTGGAGAAGTAAGGGTCTTTGGACCAGTGAGCGTTTGTGCTCCACCAGTACCAACTACGTCTCCAGTAACACCGTGTGCTGAGGTAGTAGCCTCGTGGCTGCGTGATTCTGAAAAATCACGAGCAGATACACCGTGTTCAACTGCTGCACCTACAGAGTGTGACTTTGCGGACGAACCGTCAACACCGCGTGTTACGGTAAAGGTAGAGCCGACTTTTGCTGTTACCTCTATGATTTCTTCGTTAGCGGTATCTTTTTCAAGAATTAATGTGAATGGATACTGCGCTGGTAACCCTGTAGCAGCAGCCAAAGAGAAGCTTGTCGCGCTGGCATCAACCGCACTAGATAGTGTGGTCTTAGCAGCAGTAGAGCTGTAATAGCGTGAAATTGACGGCATTTATTACCTCGTATACTGGATAGTGTTTAGGAATTTTGCTTGTTGTTTTGAAATTTCTTCCGTCAAGCGAACGGTATAAAGATTAAATATGTATTTAGCTATAGATGTAGAAGCACCAGCTTGAACTGGTTGGTCTAGGGCATCGGCAGATACCGAAGTAGCTATAACCTTTCCAGGGTCTACTGTAGATAGCAAGCGATACATAGCGCCAAGACGTACTACATCTTCGCAAGATACAGGCAAGCCACTAACGGTTAATTCTTGATTTTCTGTAATCACGGTTGGAAGCTTTACGTATTGAACATTAACCGTACGACCAGGCATAGGCGATTCATTAAGAATCAAAGCTATTTTTATAGATGCCGTATCGGTATCATAATAGTTTTTATCAATCCTATAGCGTTTAATTATCTGCCATACACCAGTTGAATCTGGAACATCCCACGAAATACCAACAATATTTTTCAATGTGTCTGGCATTATGTATGAGTAATCAGCCCCATTAAACGTAAATGTATGATTTGCAATGCAAGGAAAATCCATACCTTTTATTGTTTCAAGGATGGCTCGTTTAACTTGATTACGTGGAAAAGTTGGATTGTTTCTTACTATCGAGCCAGTTACATGGCTTGCTGCTGAAGTGCCACGCCACCCACGACCAATAACATTAGCAGCAGTACCTAATGCTTGAATAGTGCCTGTTGTTGGAAATACTTTTTTTAGGTATATAAGCTCATCGTCAATTTCAACAATACCTCTACTCAATGCAGTAGGGTCATCTACTAACATTGTTAAATCACCAGCGGTTGTTGCGCTTGTTATTATAGTTACCGACTCTTGGTTTTGCACATAACTATTAATTTCGCCAAGCGTCTGCTCAATCAATTCTTTCAAGGTTGCCATTACGCTTGCGCTGCCCTTCCGATAAGGTCAGATACTCTGACCGCTTTTTGAATGTCTTTCATTTTTGTCGATGCAGGCTGGATGCCTTGTTTGCGAGCGTCACGATAGGCACTTAATTCCCTATCGGTTGTCTTAATCGACTGTGCAATCGGGTCATTGCTAACAGCAATGTTTGCTGCACGTAAACAATCACCCCAAGACTCATGGTCTTGGGTGGGGCATCCAGTTCTACACTGTGACAATGTATTCTCCATATCCAGCAGCAGTAAGCTCTGCAGCTTCTGCATCTGTAATTGGGTTTTCGTAACCTCCACGCAGTACCCTGTCATAAGAGGACAAAGTACTGTCTTGTGGAGAAACAATTGTTGACCAAGTTCCATTCTTTTTCACTACAGTTTTAGCCCATGGGTATGAGACAAACCAGAGTTCATTACTCATTCCCAATTTAATTTTCATAGATGGTCCACGAAAAATTTTAGGCATAAAATTACTTCATGTAGCTTCCAGCACCGCCACCGCGCATTTTTGGTTTGCTAGGTGACAAGCTTGAGATAAATGCATTGCGAGTGCGAGCATCCGCTCCCTGACCCTTAGCTGCGCTAGCGCGACGTGCGCCGTACATACGCTTGATTGCTTCCTGATACTCTGCATTGGATGAGGTCTGAGCCTTCTTCAATGACTTAGTCATACCCCTTGCCTTAATCTTGTCGATTGTAGCCTGAGATACTTTGATTCTTTTTCCTGCTGCAGCCTTCTTAGCTTGCTTACGAGCGTAAGCAGCGCGAGCTGCATCTGGCGACTTTGCTGCCATATTTACCACTTCACCTTATCTGCCCAAAATGCGGCACTTAGTTTTCCTTTTGCTATATTTTTTGCATGACGAGCTTTAAAACTTTTACGTTTTTTGGTCATTGAAGTGGACTCACCAGATTTAGGTGCTCCCGCTGTTTTTGCTCCTTGCTCGCCAAATCTAATTACTTTTGTTTTTCCGCCAACTTTAGCCACTACTACATGTGATTTTTTTGGATGAGTAGGCGTTGCTTTCGGTCTGTTATAACCAGATACCCCAATTCGTTTAAGCTTTGGGTCTAACATTATTCCTCATCCTTTTCTATAAAATCTGGTGCTTCTAATTCCCAATCAGGAAGATGACGAACCATTAGTTCCCACGCTTCACCCTCCGTAAATCCCGCCTGAGCAAAAGAGTTATACAACTCATGCGCCTGATGTGCGTACTCTTGTAATGGCGTAAAAAAATCTAATAGTAGTTCTTCAGCTTTTTTCTTTTTAGCCATATTTCTCCTTTTGTAAAGAGGGGTGGTTACCCACCCCTCTTTATTTTTTAAACTACGCAGCGATACTTGATTTCGTCTGAATGACGTAGCGAGCTTCTTTACGGAAGATATTCCAACCGATAAGAGCCTTCCAGCCAGCAGGACGGAACCGCATCAACTTGTCAGTTACAGGACCAATAACTGTCTTTGGCTCGTAGCAAACAGCCTCAAGAAGAGCCTGCTTACCGAGAAGAACAGTTGCGTATACCTTGTTTGCGCCAGAGCCAGAAATTGACTCGCAGCGTGGAGATTCGATATAACGAACCTGGTCATAGATACCAATTTCACCGTTCCAAAGATTGGCAACGCCAGCCTCTGTATAGGTGTGAGGTAACTGCCAAACAGCAGAACCAGAGGTCTGAGCTTCAGAACGAAGGTCGAAAGACACATCTGGGTGGATAAGTGCTGTATAGAGTCCGCCATCGCGTGGTTGTACGTTTGCGCCACGAAGCTTTGCAACACCTTTACGTGCAAGTGCAGCGGTAAGGTTTGCAGCTGTGGTGCTCGCAGATACGTTTTCACCATTGATGGTTGCTTCGTTAGCAGCAGTTGTTCCTGTAAAACGCATTGTTGCAAGCGATGTCAACTTGGTCCACACTAGTGAATCAAGTGAGTCACGCATGTTGAATGACAACATGTCTGCAACAGCTGGGTCGATTGCGGAGATTGACTCAAGAGCCAAGCGCTCGGTTGTGATTACGGCATTGCCGTACTCATCAACAGTAACATTCACCTTATTGGTGTTGTTAAGTTCTACAGCGTCTGGGTCCTGTGTCTGGGTTAGTGCAGTAGTTGCACGTGATAGGTCTTGGTAGACCTGAAAGACGACGGTGTTACCTGGGTTTGTTACATCGACTGGGCGCTTGTCCGCAAATTTACGGAACATTGGCTCAGAACGAAGGTTAAACTCAATGTACTTGTCATACGCCGTCTGAATCAAGTTCGACAATGTGCTTGTCGTAGTTGATGTTGCGGGTGTAGTAGGCATGATTTCCTTCTAATTAGGTTTACTGTGGACTATCAGCTTTTGAGAAGGTTACTCAATTCCTCTGGCGAACTAGCGTTCGCGATACGAGAAGCCAAGTCTTGACCCACGTATGGGTCAATGTCACCATTGTCAAAATCTGACATTCGCTCATATTCTTGAGCGTCGGGAGATTGCTCTCCCTCTTCAACGGCTTCGATACCAAAAGCATCGCCGTATTCATTTAACCATTCAGCTACCGCATCCTCATCGGCTTCGATTTCCTCTGGGATGAATGCTGCGATTTTTGGGTTGAGTCCAAAGTTTTCTAAGATTTCTCCAACAGATGCTTCGTGACTGTAGGCTGTAATCTCCTCAAGAATATCGTCTTGCTCTTTAATTTGTTTTGAAAGCCTGTCGATTTCTTTTCGAAGTTTTTTTACCAGGTCAGTACCGCTACCTGCGTCTTCATCTTCAAACTCGTACTCGTTATATTCTTCTGCCATTGTTTTCTCCCTATTAGTAGTTAAAACCCTCATCGGGTCCTGCACCACACGTACTCGTCAGCAGGGGTACTGATTCGTAGACGTGATGACTTCCAGGCTTATACACATCACCAGGGCTGGACGGTCTGGGACGGATTCTGTTTGTTATACGTCAGGTCTTTTTGAGCGAGAACCTAGCGACGCTCTATTAAGAGCGCTTTGTTGCTGGAATTTTGCACGTTCTTTGCTTGCTAGTTTCTTAATCTTAACTCCAACATCTGCTCCACCAGCAAGTGCAAGTGCTTCACGAGTCAAATCTTCGGTTCCAGCGGTTTCGCCATATAGACCCATAAGTCTTTGGTAATCTTCTTGTTCGCGAACTGAGCTTTGGAATGCACGTTCAGCCGAATCGCCTTTACCAGCTTTAAGAATTTCTTCGGCAAAATCTTTACTGATTCCAGTTTGCATACCAGCGCGAGTAGCTGCGCCACCGATTTCAGAGGCTTGATATTTACGTTTTAACTCGTCAGAGGTGTATGTAAACCTAGAATCAATTGCACGGAATGCTTTATCTGGGTCAAGTAGGTAGGCAACCATGTCACCTTCTGACAAACCGTAATACTGCTTTAAAGAGTTTTTAATGTTTTGGTCTGCATTTTGTAACGCTTGTTTAGCTAGATTTACACGAGCAGCAATCTCAGCGACAGAGGTTCCTAGCTCTCCAATAAACTTAGCAAAATCTTCTGGTTGGTCGTAGAAGTAACTAGGTAAGCCAGCCTCAGACATAATTTCCCTGTAAGCATCTTCGGTCTTAACGTATTCGGATGGGCTAAGTAACCTATCTCCTGGTAGACCTTTGCCATCTGCCATACGTTTACGAATAATTTCATTGCCAGCGAATCTAGTTTTATAAGCATCGCTGTTATAGACAGTGTTTAAAACCTGTGCTTCGGTAGGCATAATATTTTCTTCATACACTTTGTCCATAATATCCATTAAACTTTTTGAAAATTGTTTATCAAGACCAGCGTTTTCAAACATCTTCATTGCTGAGTCACGAGCGCCAAGGTCTTTATAACTTTCAAGAACATTCCCAGTAGAGCCATCAGACATGACCTGAACAACTTCTACAATGCCACCTTTTTTACGTACGGTACGTGTTCCAACAACTTTTGGCTTAGCAGCTTCAATTGCTGCTGCGTTTTGCATTTTTGCTATTTGGTCGGTAAGCGCTTTAATTTGGTCCATAATTGCTTTTTGTGCAGCAGCATCTGGACCAGAACCGCCAGCGCCAGCACCTATACCAGTTGAAGTACCAGTTGAAGTACTAGTTGGAGTACCAGTTGAAGTACTAGTTGAAGTATCTGTTGAGGTACTAGTTGAAGTACCAGTTGAGGTACTAGTTGAAGTATCTGTTGAGGTACTAGTTGAAGTATCTGTTGAGGTACTAGTTGAAGTATCTGTTGAGGTACTAGTTGAAGTATCTGTT